CTTTGGCCTCGGTCGATGGATCGAGATTCCAAGGGACACTCGATCTAGGGGCTTACGTTGATGTCGGTGACCAGCAGGCAATCGCCATCGAGCGTGTTGACTTCATTTGGCAGAATGGGGCTAACTTCGATTCCAACCCCGAGGCGATGCTGGCGGCCAATGGGTCGTTCGGGATTCAAGTCAGTGACCTGAACCCAGGCACTGTCTTTCTTCGAGCAGACGACAACAGCCTAGTTGCATCAGGCCACCTCAACATCGACATCGCCAACAACATCACCTCCAGCGACAGCGACTTTTATCCAGACAACTTCGGTAAGCTGGATGAATCCAGAATGGTAGTGAATGATTCTCTCTTCGTAGTTGGCGGCAACGACGGAGCCGCAATCGGTGCTGCTTCTGTCCTGGTGACCGCTCGGATCAAATGTCGCATAGTCAAACTCTCTACCAAGGATTGGATGAGCATTGCGATCCAATCAACGGCAAGTGACAATTGAGGTGGGCTGATGCCCAACTACTGCCCAAATTGTGGAGAATCCCTAGGCTCGAAGGGCACAACCAAGGGCGAAGAACGCAAGACAGCCAGGAGAGCCTACGAGAAACCCAAGGCGAAGCGCAAGGCGAGCGCGTACAATAAGCGCTACGCCAGAGAATACAGGCGCCTGAAGAAGAAGCATCCACGCACATCCTTCGCAGGACTAGCTAAGAAGGCGCACAAGGCAGCCAGGAGGAAGAAGTAATGGCGAAAGAGAAAGAACCCAAAGAGCGTTTGCTTCGTAAACTCATTCCGCACGCACGTATTGATGTAGACGCATCGCAATACATCTTTGATCCGGGTGTGGGTAGCGGATGGGAGATTATCACTGCGACTAATTCAAGCGGAAATCCCACCGACTGGGCAGTATGGAGAGGATATTTTGATCTGTCTGGAATAGTTGAACAACAGGAAACACTCTTCACCGTAGGGCCGGTATTTCAGGAAGCAGCGGATTGGGATTATGTGACCACTAATCCCCAAGGTACTCTACAAGTTTGGGATATGATTACTCAAGAGTACATCACCGACGCTACCTTCGATGGCGTCTTCGGTGGTTCTGGAATGTGGGTCGCTCCTGGCATGGTTGGGAGTGGAGACCTTCCTACGGGTGCTCCTTATGAATTGGAAGACGTCCATTATGGGAATGCGCGATCTATGAGTTATGGCCCAACGACGGCTCTGGGAACATCTCCCTTCCATCCTCTTCTACATCGATCCGTCAACTGGGGAGTAGGCTCAGCTACAGCAGGCCAGAAACTCTACATAACCAGGGCGATCCATATTAACAGCGCTCTGAGTCCAGCTCAAAGTAATGAAATCTCATCCCCACCTACAGCTGTGGTCATTCCCACGCTCATCCTCAAAGAAACCGATCTAAGATATGTCGAGCGCCTCCGGCGATCGTACGTCATTCAACCGACGGTGGATTGAATGCCCTGGCTATTCCCAATTCTAAGATTTGGAATTGGATACAGTCTCCCCCCCGGGCAAGGACTGAGTGAGAACTGGAAATGGCGTACCGTCTGGGGTCTTGCTTCTTTTGGTCTTACAACAACCCCCGCGCTGACATTCCTCGAAGGCTCTGTGAGCTGGATGGCGCGGGGCTTGTGGGCTGGATCTAATTATCTTCGGCTCGGCGCGCCGCTCGCTGGTGGGGGTCGTGCTCTCCTGGCTACGGGCGGATCGAGTGCTGGCGGGATGGGCGCTGGAACAGCAGTTGCGGCCGTCGGAGCAGGTTATCTCTTGGGGGCATCTGTGGGAACTGGTGTCGCATATGCGTTCTGGGGAGAGAAAGGAGCCCGAGATGCACTCGATCTCTACACAGGTAAAGTGAGTGCTAAGCAATACGGAAAGGTGGTCGGCGGCGCACTCAAACAGACGTTCATGAATTATGAATGGGATCTCGGACCCAAGCCGATTCTATCAGGACCAATAGTCTAGGACTATCGTGTGTATTCGTTCAGGGATTGCTGCTCCTTGGGTACGCGTACCGTGTTTCCGCACTCAGGGCAATACCAGGTGCGCCGCTCTAGGCTGAACACCATCGATGCATTGCACGCTGCCAACTTCACGAAGTCCCACTCTCGACAGATCGTCATTCATTCACCATCCGGGATTCTCTGCATGTGATTACACTTCTCACAATAGATCATCGGCTCATATCCCATTGACTTCTCCCAGATGAGAGTCTTTGCTGACCACCTGCAACAGTACTCAATCTTCATGTAGACATCGTCGACCATTCAATCATCCTCTTGTCTCTCTCTGAAGCGAATCAGAGCATCTATCTCGGTGCCGTGCTTCTGCATCACTCGCTTGTTCGCCGCCCAGTCGTCGATGATGAGCTCTAACGCCTGGCTATTGTTGTCTCCGGTGTTTCTGGCGGCATGCTGGTCGATCTGTACGCTCGCCCAGAGGGGTATTCTGAACGAACGAGTCAGGTACGGCCCTTTCTTGTCCCTACTTCGATACGATTTCGACATATCTCTGGCCAATCGAATCTCCCTTATAATCATATCATCAATAGTATGCAGGGGGTGCTAAATTAAGTAGTGTATGGCCTCCTTGCGCTAACGCTATGGTGCTGCGTAGGCCCTTAGCAGCAGGGTTGGGCTAGGCTGGTTTTAGAGGAAGATAGGGCGCAGAATGGACCCAAGGGCCCATTTCCGCCCGAATCTATAGATTATATACCGAGAACCAGTACGCGTACTCGATGGCAACGAGTAAGACTGGATCGTTTTGGCTGACTGAAACTGTCACGATGGCTTTGGCCTCGGTCGATGGATCGAGATTCCAAGGGACACTCGATCTAGGGGCTTACGTTGATGTCGGTGACCAGCAGGCAATCGCCATCGAGCGTGTTGACTTCATTTGGCAGAATGGGGCTAACTTCGATTCCAACCCCGAGG